AATTATCAATTCTGGAGAAAGAACATACGCAGATTGGATGCGGAGACAACAGAGTTTGACTTACTTGTTCAAAGAACAATCAACGGAATTGTTCTCAGAAAACGAATTAGAAACTGTGTTCAACTGTTCCAAAGGTCATCCGATAGTTCTCAAAAGGTTTCTAAGCGGGAAATTATCGCCAGAAACATTCGTAATCTACGACAAAATATTTTCAATCGTAAAAGATTTTGATAAGAAACTTCTGGATCCTGTTTGGGAAACCGTCAGTTTGAAAATCAAAAAATATAATCCATTTCTAAATATTGATGTATTCCAGTATAAGAAGATTTTAAGGGAAATCATAAATGAGTAACTTTTTTGACTCCGACATTATTCAAGACGAACTGAAAGAAATCAATAAGTTGCAAGAGGAGATATACGGAAGTATTCTCACTTTTGGTGGAATGTCCCGTGAAACAAAACTGGAACATATTGAAAAACTACAATTGCTCCTCGAAAAGCAACGTGTAATGTACACACGTTTGTCTCTTTCAGATGACCCAGAAGCGGTTGAGATGAAAGAGAATCTTCGTAAGTCAGTTGCCCTGATGGGATTCCCACCAGAGACTGATATGGGTATTTTGTTTAGTAGTATGGATAAGACAATCGAATCTCTCAAGAAATACGTTGACCGTTGAGAGCATTTTTGCTATAATATCCGAGTAATCCCCCGAATCCAAACTATCCGAGGTAATCCAAATGTCTTTTGCTGACCTTAAGAAGCAATCTAAACTTGGCAATCTTACTGCCAAACTGGTTAAAGAAGTTGAAAAAATGAATACGAACAGCGGTTCTTCTGATGACCGTCTGTGGAAACTGGATGTAGATAAGAGCGGCAATGGTTATGCCGTGATCCGTTTCCTCCCTGCTCCGAACGGTGAGGACCTTCCGTTCGTGAAACTCTACAGTCACGCATTCCAAGGTCCTGGTGGTTGGTATATTGAGAACTCTCTGACTACTCTGGGTCAGAAGGATCCTGTGTCTGAGTACAACTCCGAACTGTGGAACAACGGCACCGATGCTGGTAAAGAACTGGCACGTAAGCAGAAGCGCAAACTGACTTATGTTTCCAACATCTATGTTGTGAAGGATCCTGCTAACCCTGCCAACGAAGGTAAAGTCTTCCTGTTCAAGTTTGGTAAGAAGATCTTTGATAAACTGACTGCTGCAATGCAGCCTGAGTTTGAGGATGAAGAAGCAATCGATCCATTTGATTTCTGGCAAGGTGCTAACTTCAAACTGAAAGCGAAGAACGTCGCTGGTTATCGCAACTATGATTCCAGTGAGTTTGCTGCTCCTTCTCCTCTGCTGGACGATGATGATGCAATGGAAGCAATCTGGAAGAAGCAATATTCGCTTGCCGAACTCGTTGCTGCCGATCAGTTTAAGTCTTATGATGAACTGAAAAAGCGTCTTGACTATGTTCTGGGTTCCAAAGGCACTCCTCGTTATCAAGATCCTGAAGATCTGGATGAGGACAACACTCGTGGTTCTACTCGTGAACTGAGTGAGGATCTTCGTTCTGAACTCAACAATCTGCAACCCACTCGTCGTGCTTCCGCTCCTGTGGAAGAGGAAGAAGATGACGATGCACTCAGTTACTTCGCAAAACTTGCCGAAGACTGATAAGAAGGGGGAGCATCGCTCCCCCCCTTTTTTATAATCCTGTTAATCTAGTGTTTTCTGTTTTTGCTAACTTATTATCAATATATTGTGAGTTTACATCATAAGTCATAATACTTCTCATATCATTTAAGAATAGTTGTAAGTAAATCGGATTTAAAATACTAATAGATCTTTTTTCGTTATTTTTCTTAGTCTCATAATCATAGTTTGTTATTGCTGTTACTGGATTAATAGTATCCGTTGTATATCTGATTGTTTCTATAGGAGTTACTCCAACATATTGAGTATTACTTAGACTTGAACCATTTACTGTTGGTTCTGGTATTGGTGGTAAAACAACTGGTTGATATGGATTTGGTATACGGAAGTTCGCATCTACAACCTGGTTTTTTGGTAAAATTAATCTTCCATTTAAATCTTTCACTTCTATCGTTTCATAATGATGTATTTCATATAAACCACTCAATCCATATTTTGAAACAGAAAATCTATAAACATCCTTATCGGATAAGGGCCACTCATCTTTTACATTTATAATTCCAGCAGATAATAAAACAACCCAATCATATTCTGCTCTTCCATAAAATTCTTCTGCGACCAAATCTGGTCTAGAACCATCTGGAACCTGGTATTTTTGTAGAAGAACGAAGTTATCTTTTAAATCTTCTCTTAATTTCACTCTTCTAAAAAAGTTTTTAACTTCCAAATATTCATTGGAAGACTTTTTATCTGGTAAAAATGAAGGATACTGTAAGTTGGGTAACTCTCTGAAGTATGACATTTTAGAAACCTACTCCATCTCTTCCTGCTGGTGTATCATAATCTCCAGCGTAAATTGGATTTATCTCTTTAAAGGATAATATAACTTGCATATGAACTGGAGTTCCATCGGAGTATGTTGCATAAGTTCCAGAACCAGTATAATTGATCTGCATATCAGTCAAAGCACATGGTTTAAATACATTTAAAAATGGATGTGGTTGTCCACCACTCATATATTTAAGTTTAAATGTATTCGGTGCGGAAATAAACAATCCACTTCCTGTTCCAGTGCTTGTTCCCGTTGGACTACCTGCACTTGGGGACATTGATTTTTTTAAAACTCTTATAATATTTTTAACTTCTGTGGCTTCGTTACTAAATCTTGGAGCAAAATCAAAAGAAAACTGAAAAGTTCTGAGATTTACACCCTGAAATAGAAGTTCAAGATTTGAGTTTAAAACCTGTCCAGTTGCTCTTGAAATCAAACCAGTAACACTAACATTACCACCTAATGCAGAAACTGCTTTACCAGAAATTGCATTTGTGATTACTTTTTGAGTTGCTGGATCTATTCCTTTTAACTGACCTAAAACTGCTTGTGTGGCATCTGTTGCCGCTTTTACGGGATCTATTTGTCCTTGTGTGGCAACACCAAGACCAAATGCTTCTAAAGGATTTATATTATCTTGATCCCAACTTACGGAGTTGGAGTCGGCAATTCCCTGTGGCATTGGTAGTTTTATACTATATTCAATTTGTTCTTGAGATTTATTCAATCTTTCAGTATAACTTTCTACTGTCAAGAATGGTGCAGATGCGCTTACAGAAAAAGAAGAAGAAGATGGCTTTACATATTTAAAAATCGTTATTAATAGATAATCCGATTTATTATCCACCATTGCACTCGGATATCTAAAATGTTTTTTCTCAGGGGCAACTTTTGCACCACTACTCGCAGCATTTGATGCTGTAGAAGATAAATTTATTCCGTTTTGCGATAAAGTATATCCTAATAATGGATTTATGGACATTTATCCTATTTTTTTAAGTATTTATCCTAAAATTTGCAAAAGGTATCTCTTGCAAGTCTTTAATCTCCGATGGATATACTTCATATAAAGATCCTACTACTTCACTCCAAGTATATTGTCTAGTTTCTCCCCAATGTAGATTTAAACCACGAAATCCCCATTGAAAAACATCAGTTACAGCAACTAATGGATTTTGATCATATCTTAAACTTGTAGTTTTTGCATTGTATACAAAAATATAGAATCTACCTGCAGTGGGAACTTTTCCACTTTCATTTAAAATATCCAACAGTTCTAACATTAAGTCATCGGCAGTTTCTTTTCCAGTAATATTATCTAAAATAGAACGAACTCTATTTTTATTACTATCCGTATCTGTAACTTCTTTTTCTTTTCTTTGTTTTAGAGTTTTTCTTGGCATTATTCAATACCTAGGTCTTTCTCAGTAAAAACTTTGAACTCATATCCACGGTCGGCACACCATTCTTTTGCGGCTGCCCATTTTGCTTGGTTTTTAGCATATTCGTATGCTTCATACAAATATCCTTTTGTTTGTTTTTTTGGCTTTGGTGGAGGAACAGTTTGTTTTTTTGGTTTTATCTCTATCACATACTTTTTGATGGAACCATTTTCTTCTTTTACCTTGATAATAAAATCTGGGAAATATCTATGAAGTTTCCCATCTATTGGAGATCTGTAAATGACGTATTTTTCTTCTGATGCCCACTCTAAAACATTCTCATTTAAATCACAATAGACACAAAACTTTCTCTCCCATAAAGATCTGTATATGATATTTGTGGGATCTCCCTTATATTTTTGTGGGTAAGATGGTTTGTATTTTCCTTTATATGACATCTAAATAACTATACTAAAAATCTCATAATAGGTATTTAGAGTGCCAGCGCCAATACCAAGAAGAATTTCTCAGTTTAAGCCATTAATAACAGATCTAGCACAAACTTCGCATTATCAGGTCATATTTGGATTTTTGCCATATCCACTTCGCAATCATTTATTGGCTCGTGGTATTGAATCTAGATTTGTTGGAGAGTCTGTTGGTTTATTGTGTAGTTCAGCATCTTTACCTGGAAGTACTTTTGGGACAACAGATATTGTTGGAAACTTTACAGGAGTTTCTGAAAAATTTGCACACACTCGTATCTTTACACAAATTGATTTGGAGTTTTATGTTGATAATCAATATAGAACATTAAAGTTTTTGGAACATTGGATGGAGTTTATATCCAGTGGATCTAATGTTTCTCCATATGAAGATGGTTACTTTTTTAAAATGAGATATCCTCAAGATTATAAAACCAATCAAGTAAAAATCGTAAAGTTTGAAAGAGATTATCGTAGAAGTTTAGAATATACTTTTTATGGGTTATTTCCTCTAACTTTAAACTCAACGGCAGTTAGTTACAATAACTCTGAAATTTTAAAAGCGACCGCATCATTTAGCTATGAACGATATGTTTGTGGTAGAACTTTAAGCGTTGATGTTTATACTGGTCAGGATAATAATAAAGATGGAGTTTCTTACTTAAACTCTTATAGTAGAACTCCTCTTATCCCTAGAACTGGGCAATCTCTTGGAAACGAAAGTGGTGTAAGAATGACTTATACTCCCCCAGGAAGTGTAATACCTCAAGTTGTTGATCCATATTCCAGATCTGGACTATTGGGACAAAATTTAGATCCTAGTTATTCTTCTGGTGATGTAATAGGAACTAGAAGAACAGTCTAAATATTTTTAACCAGGTTATTACATATTATGCCTTTACCAAGAATAACAACACCAACATATGAGTTGGAAATTCCATCAAGCAAGAAAAAAATAAAATATCGCCCATTTTTAGTTAAAGAAGAAAAAATCCTTATCATCGCCATGGAGAGTGAGGATGCGAGTCAAATTGCTTCTGCTGTTAAAGATGTGGTATCTAACTGCATTTTAACAAAAGGAGTTAAAGTTGAAGAACTTGCAACATTTGATATAGAATATTTGTTTTTAAATATTCGTGGAAAATCTGTTGGCGAAGAAGTTGAGGTTCTTGTAACATGTCCAGATGATAATGTTACACAAGTTCCTCAAGTTATTAACCTAGATGATATTAAAGTTCAAGTTGACCCAGAACACACTTCAGACATTAAACTTGATGATACTTTAATTATGAGAATGAAATATCCTTCAATGGAAGAATTTATCAAAAGTAACTTTTCTGTTGGTGGCGACTTAAGTGTTGAGGATACTTTTGATTTAATTTCATCTTGTATTGAACAAGTTTATTCGGAAGAAGAATCTTGGTCAGCTTCTGATTGCACAAAAAAAGAAATTGATGATTTTCTAGAGCAGTTAAGTTCCAAGCAGTTTAAGGAAATTGAAAAATTTTTTGATACCATGCCTAAACTATCTCACAAAATCAAAGTAAAAAATCCAAATACTGAAGTTGAAAGTGAGGTCGTGTTGGAGGGATTATCATCTTTTTTCGCATAAGTATGGCGCATGAGGATCTTGCGTCATATTATAAAGTTAATTTTTCTTTGATGCAACACCATAAATACTCTTTGACCGAGTTGGAAAATATGATTCCATGGGAGAGAGAAGTTTATTTATCTCTCCTTCATCAATATATTGAAGAAGAAAACCTAAAACACGGATCTAATGGCTGAGTTTTCATCTCCTATATCTGGTGGTATTAGAGTTGCTAGAAATACTGTATCTTCTAGCGTATTTTCTGTATCTCGTCCAGCAGCACCAACAGTTCAGCAACCAGATCCAACAACAATTAATCTTCTAACTCGAAATCAGTTAGCATTGACTTCCATGTCCACTCAACTGACGGGCATGGCGCAGCAAATGAGAGATTTTGGAGAATCTTTACAGAGAGTATCAGTCTCTATTGCAAATGATAGTGCTTTAGAGCAACAGAGACAAATACAAAAACAAAATCAAGAAAGACAACTTGCCGAGCAACAAATAAGAGAAGGTAAAGAAAGCCAGATAGAGAAAAAAATTCAGTCAGCACTGATTTCTCCAGTGCAAAAAGTTGCATCAAAAACTCAGGGAATATTATCCAGATTAATGTTATTTTTTACAACTATCCTTACTGGATGGTTGGCAAATCAAGGTATTGAAACTCTTAGAGCTTTATCGAAAAGTAATACAGAAAAGTTAGAAAATATTAAAAATAACGTTATCAAAAATGTTGCGATCATTGGTGGAGCTTATGCTGCAATAAGATTTGGATTATTTGGATTAATTTCAACTTCTGCCAGGGTAATCAGTAAAATTTCTGGAGCTCTTATTGGAGGTCTTTTTGTTAATCCAATTCGAGCACTCATCGATGCAGTAAAAAATGCAGCATCAAAAGTTAAAATACCAAGTTTAGGTACAGCAGCTAGAGCAGCTTCTTCAGGTGCTGGAGCAGTAACGACTGGAGCAGTTAGTACTGCATTAAATGTTATGAGTGGTAAACCAGTTGATGAAGCTGTTGCTGCAGGAACTGGAGCTGCAGTTGCCACTACAGGAACAGCAGCGGCAGTATCTAAGTTACCTTTACCTGGACCATTAAAAGTAGCTACCATGATTGGGGCGCCTCTATTAACTTATGGTCTTGGTGAAGAGTTTGGAGTTAAAGCACTTAACTATGGTAAATCCTTATTTGGTGGAAACCCATCAGACAAAAATAAACAACAACTATCTAATGCTAAAACTGCGCCATCTACACCAAAGACTCCACCAGCAAAAAGTCTAAAACTTGGGGATGGAGAGACTACACAAGATTTTTCAGAGAAACCAAAATATGGAGAAGTCTCCGTATCAATAACAGAAAATAAAGATCAATCAAAATTAGAAAATAATAACGCTCAAAGTAATATTCAAACACCATCTACATCTGCATCTACAACATTTCCAGATTATTCTTCTATTTTTTCATCCACAACATCCGCAAAAGTTGAACCCGTGAAATCTGAAAGTGCAATAGAAAAAGCAAATGCGGTTGGTCCGTTACCAGAACCAAAACCAAATATTGTAGTGGCACCAACACCTCCAGCACAACAAAATGTTCCTATGACACAATATGGCAGAAGTGCAAATAATGTTCCATATATTTCGGCATCAAATCCAGATAATTTTTATACTTTGTATTCTCAAATGAGTTATAATGTGGTGACATAAAATGGCAACCTCTCCGATTTTAGTTAAGTCAACATTAAATATTTCCAATATTAATAAATCAATTTCATCTTTGGGAAAAGGTATTGCCAAATCTCAAAAGTCTGTAGGTAGAATCAATCAAGTTCTTTTTAATAAGATTAGGATTAAGAGACAAGCAATATCTCAAGATCGGGTTTATTTTCAACGAAGAAGAGAAGCAGTTAGAAGAAGAGAACAGGAAGATATTGTTGAAGCTTCTGGTATTGGTGGTATTATAAAAAGGCAGGGAAAAGTTATTTCTAGTAGCACTAGAGGGTTTTTGGGAAGAATATTAGATTTTATAGGAACAGTTTTGGTAGGTTGGTTGATTCAGAATCTACCAATTATTATAAAATTTTCTGAAGAACTTATAAAAAAAATACAAAAGTTAGTTGGTGTTCTTGGTGGATTTGTAACTGGTATAACACAAATTTTTTCTGGATTTGGTTCTTTATTGTCAGGTTCTCTCTCCAACCTTATGAAATTTGATTTTTCAAGTCAATCTGATTTGATTAAAAACTCAATGGATCAAATGGGATTTGGATTTAAGGCGATAGAAAGATCGATAGATTCTGCGATATCAATATTAAAAGAACCCATGGATTTATCAATCGAAACTGAAGAAGAATCAGCGGGACTTGGGCAGCAAGAAAGCACATATCAAGGACCTGGTGGTCCAGAAACAACTAGTGGGGGTAAAGTCTTAAACGCTCAAGCAGGTTATTCTTACTTAAGACAACTTGGTGTACCCCATATACATGCGCTTGGAATTTTGGCAAATATAAAAGGTGAAAGTGGATTTAGAATTGATTCTAAACAACCAGATGGTCCTGGTGTTGGTTTATTTCAATATTCAAGTGCTGCAAGAAAACAGGCATTTTTGCAAAATGTTCCAGACTGGAAAACGAATTGGAAGGGGCAAATAAAATACGCCATCGATGAAGGTGTTGGCCCAACATATTTTAAAACACAATTTTCATCTCCAGAAGAAGCAGCAGAATGGTGGATGAATGAGTGGGAACGTCCCGCAGCATATGTAAAGGCAGAAAGAAGAAAAAAACATAATGATTTTATTAGATCTTTTAAACCTGGTGGAACAGAAAGACCAATGGCTCCACTTCCCCCAGCTTCTGTAAATCCAGATAAGAGATATGCAAGAGGGCAATCTGTTCAAGGAATAGGTATCATTACGAGTCAAAGAGGAACAAGAATAGATCCAGTTACTGGAAGATCAGGTTTATGGCATGGTGGAATAGATATTGCCATGGATATTGGAGTCTTTATTTCATGCAAATATCCCTCTATTGTTGCTTATGCGGGAAATCAAAGTGGATATGGAACTCTGATTGATATTAGAGTTCCTGCTTTAGGTGTAATGCTTAGATTTGCACACTTAAGTAAAATTTTAATACAATCTGGAACCATTCCTGCAGGAACTCCATTTGCTCAAAGTGGGAATAGTGGTACGGCAACAACTGGTCCTCATGTTCATATGGAAGCTCACGGATTTAATGAAACTCCTCGTCAACTTGCATATGGTGGAGATAGAGATCCAGGTCCATATATTGAGTTTATTATGTTTACTAGATCTGCACCTAAAGGTTTTGTTGCTCCACCTCCTCCGTCCAAAAATCTAGCTACAATTTCCCCACCAGATCAGACACGAATGCAGTATACTGCAGATACTATGACAAAATCTATGAATAGATCTGGTCCAACTATTGTTATTCAACAACCTGCGGCATCTCAAACTACATCTTCAAGTGGTGTTCGTGGTGGTAATATATCCATATCTGTTCCATCAGAAAGTTTGTTAAATAGGTCTACAACACAGTCTCTATTATTAGCACTAGCATATACTTAAATGTCAGCAAAAAAATCTTTATACGAAGAGTTACTCATAGAGACAAACGATCAAAAAAAGTCTGTTGATATAAGACTTGGGGCTGTTTCAATAGATTATTATGAAGATATTTTTTCACCATCAATCACAGCAAAAATAGTTGTAACAAATACTGGAGATACTGTTGAATCTTCAGACGGATCTTTACAATCAATATATAATGGTCTCCCTCTTAGAGGTGGAGAAAGGGTATCTATGAAAATAGCAGGAAATTCTAGAACAAATCCTGGATTAGACTTTTCAAAAAATATAAATGATTATTTGTATGTTTCAAACATTTCAAACATCTTTAGTGAAAGTCAAAGAGAAATGTTTGTATTGAATCTGGTTTCACGAGAAGCCATTACAAATGAAACATCAAGGGTCGGTAAAAAATATCCAACATCTTCCCCAATTTCTGAATCAGTTGCAGATATTATTAGATCTCACTTAAAAACAAATAAAAAAGTTGAAATTGATAAAACTCAAAACAAATATGGATTTGTGGGAAATCTTAGAAAACCATTCACAGTTTTAGTTTGGTTAGCTTCAAAATCAGTTCCAGAAATATCATCAAAGGATGGAACTGCTGGATTTGTTTTTTATCAAACTAAAGATGGATTTCATTTTAAGTCCATTGATAATCTCATAAATCAAAGACCAAAGGCAAAATATACATATACTAACGTTATAAAATCAGAAGATGAGGTTGATAATTCTTTTAATATTTTAAGTTATTCGATAGACAGAAATCAAAATCTTTTGGAAAAGTTGAGATTGGGAACATATTCAAGTTATCGAATGTTTTATAATCCACTTACCTTTGAGTTTACTTCGCCAGAACAGGGAATATTTAAATTAAAAGATTATGTTAATGTATCAAAAAATCTTGGAGGAGAAAAACTTAAACTACCAAAAATTTCTCCTGGTTCCGAACAAACTTTAGGCGACGCTCCATCAAGAATTATCACTCAAATTCTGGACATTGGAACTATGGAACAAGATGTTTCTATAGACAAAAATTCAGATCCATTTAAATATCAATCTCAATCTTTGATGAGATACAATATATTATTCACTCAAACTTTATCTATGACTATTCCGTCTAATACAAATCTTAGAGCTGGTGATTTGATTGAATGTGAGTTTCCAAAGATAACAAGAGAATCTACCAAAGAATTTGACAGAGATCAAAGTGGTCTATATATGATTAAAGAGTTGTGTCATCATTTTGATGTTAATGGATCATATACATCTATGACTTTAATTCGTGATACATTTGGAAGTCAATAGGAAAAAGAAATGTTAGATACTGCTTTAGTTCAAAGTAAATTTGTAGGAAGAGATGGATTTCGTTGGTGGATAGGGCAAATTCCTCCAATCGAATCACAAGGTAAACAAGCAAATGGTAGCGGTTGGGGAAATAGGGTTAAAGTTAGAATTATGGGGTATCACCCATACAGTACGACAGAACTTCCTAATGAAGATTTACCTTGGGCACAAGTTTTATTACCAACAACCTCTGGAACTGGAGCGGCGAATAACGCAACAAATATAAAAATTTTACCAGGAGATGTTGTTTTTGGATTTTTTCTTGATGGTGATGATGCACAAATACCTGTTATAACTGGTTGTTTTGGAAGAACATCTCAGGTTCCATCAAAAACTTTTACTGGTGCATTTCAACCATTTACTGGATATACTAATAATATTAAAAAACCTAATGGAACACTAAAGCCAGATCAATCTAATGAGCAAAATGCATCCACACAAAAATCACCTAGATCAGTTTCTGTTCAGCAGGCAAGACAAATTGGATCTGACGAAGTATCATATTATTCTGCAATAGGAGATACTATTAATTTTGCTTCTGGGAAATCAGACAGCACTGTTAGTAAAATAATAACAGAAGTTGATAATCTTCTTCGCAAAGTTCAGTCAATCACCGATGATATTAGAAATGCAACTGGAGAAGTAAAAAATATTATCAATGCCGAGATTGATAAAATAACTGCAAAAATTCAAAAAATTGCAACTGGAATGGTTGGATCCATGACAAATGGATTATATAAAGAACTTGCTCCAAGATTAAATCAAGGTCTGAAACTACTATATCAAACTGTTTATGCTACTGTTTTCTCAGCAACAAAAAGTACACAAATAGCACATAGAGCTGGTGTTGCAGCACAAACAGCACTAGTTCCCCCAATCAAAGTAATACAAGATCTTCTACCTTGTGTTGCAAATGATGTAATAAAAGCCCTTGCAGATACTATTAAAAATATTTTAAAATCAGTTGTTGAAAATATTGCAAATTTTGTATCTTGTGTCGCAGAGCAAGTGATTGGATCTTTAGTTAATAGTATTATTTCTGGAATTGTTGGAGGGTTATCTTCTGCGATTAATGGAGTTTCTTCTATTCTTGGTGGATTTGATATAGAGAACTTTTTAAGAACAAATGCCGCAGGAATTTCTGGATTATCATCTATCATTTCGTGCAATGAAGTTGCCCCAGACTATAACTCACAAACTAATCTGTGGGTGATAGGAAAAGGTGCAAAACAATCGGCAGGTGTAAGTTTTACTACTATTATGGAAACTGCGGCAGCTGCAAATGTTATATCACAATCTGCAATTGCTGCTGGTGAGGTATTGGATAGTTTATCCTCATCCGTTGGTGCTTTTGATATCTTTAATCCTAATATTTCATCATTAGAATTCGATAGTTTATTGACATCTTGTTATGCTGGACCACCTGTAAGATGTTTCGGACCAAAAGTTAATATTTTTGGTGGTGGTGGAACGGGGGCAAAGGCTTTAGCTATTCTTGGCGGAATAGTTGGTGAAGAAGTCACAAAAACTGCCAGTGTTATTGGAATAGATATTATTGAGGGTGGAACAGGTTATTCATTCCCGCCATTTGTTGAGATCGTTGATGACTGTAATCAAGGATATGGTGCGATTGCCAGATCTGTAATCGAAGATGGAAAAGTCGTTGCAATTTATGTTGTTTCTCCAGGAGAAAACTATCCTATCAGTTATCCAGAGGGAGATTTGATTCCAAAATATGTCGCAGATCCATCACCAATCATAGTAGACCCAGGTCGTGGATACACAAATGAAGATGTTGTAACTGATAATACTGGTAACACATATAAAATTACTACAAATGAAAATGGATCCATCACTTCTATCACATCAATAAATATTGATGCTAACGAAGGAAATCTTATAGAAATTGAGGAATATCCAATAATAAGTATAGAGAGTGAAACTGGATCTGGTGCCGTTCTTATTCCTAAACTAACCAGGGCACCAGAAGTCTTCCAGGGAGAAGTTAAGCAAAGAATCTATTGTATTAAGAAATAATGGCACAAAGATCTAATCAAAACTGGCAAGGTAGAAATTTTACTAGTTTTGGTCCTAAGTTTCGTCTTGATATTGCAAACCCACAAATGGGTCTGAATGGAAGTGAAGTATATGATCTTTATGGAGTTTCTGATTTTGGAGATGTATGTTTAACTGGACTATCTGAGGGTGGTATTTTACACATTTATAATGACCAATCAATTGAAATTATCGGGGGACAAAAATCAAAATCAACTGGAGTCGATATTATTATTACTGGAAAAAATGGAGATATTACAATAACTGCAGAAAAAAATGGGCAAATCAAGATTAGGGGAGCAAGTGTAATAGTTAATGCGGATGAAAATTTAGAATTACATGCAGGAAAAAATATTCATATGAAAGCTGGAAATGCCATAAATCTTAAGTCTAATATTGCACAATGTGATGCTTTAGAGGGAAATCTAGCACCTTTACAACAGACATTTGGGTTCAAAGTATTTGATGGAACTTATGTTGGTCAAGATTTAGTTGCCAGAGTATTTGGCGGAGGAGCTGTTTAATCATGACGGATCTCAATGTATTTGGTGATGAGACATATTTTAATAAAAAGGTAACATTTTTTGGCGGTGTTGAGGGAATTGATACTGATAGAATTTTTAAAAACAATTCAAGTGTTGCGGTAGGAAGTTCCGAAACAATAACCGTAACAACTAACTCTATAGGTATTGTAACTTTTACTCAGGAAAATATTGGAATAGCAAATACAATCACTTTGGAAGGCAGTGGATTTGTTCAACAGTTATTTGAAAGGATTAACATATCTTCAACTGCTTTAAGTGGAATTGCCAATTTAGATATTTTAAATGGTTCTTTATATTACTACACGGCAAATGCCGCAGATAACTGGGCATTTAATGTAAGAGGAAACTCAACGACTACATTAAACAGTGTGATGCCTGTTGGTAAAAGCTTAACAGTCACTATTTTAGCAACTCAAGGTAGTGCTGCATATTATGCCAATGCTTTTCAAGTTGATGGAACCTCTTTGACACCAAAATGGATGAATGGTGTTACTCCTTCGGCAGGATATACTAATAGTATTAATGTATATACATTTGTTATCATTAAAACTGCGAACAATACTTATACTGTTATAGGGTCTTTAAATAGGACTACTTGATTATGTCTCCAATTTTAGGAACTTCATCATCATTAAGTGCAATAGGTTATGGTTTTTTGGGTAGAAGAGCACTGATTACCATAATTTCACATCCAACTTCTGCCGCATATGCAGAGGGATCTACAGCAACTTTCACAGTTGTTGCTGGTATTACTGATGGTACAATCACATACCAATGGCAAAGGTCAGATAACTCTGGAGTAACCTGGAATAATGTGGGGACAAATAGCAATACTTATACAACTCCAGTTTTATCTGTGGCAAATGATAACGGAGACAGATATCGTTGTATTTTGAGTTCTGCCATTGCAGATAGTGTAACAAGCAATGAGGCAGTGATCACTGTTGCCAGCGCAGATCTTTCGGTTACACCAGCGGTAAGTGGAAAGACCACGTGGGTTTTTGCCGTCGATGGTCCTTTAATCTTAGATGGGGGAGCAAGTACAACATATACACTTTCCCCATCCAGGAACTTTGATAAAATCACAAAGATGTGGGGACAAGGAAGAACTGGTGGGACTGGTGGATATTCGACTGGACAAGTTGCATTTGGATCGGGATCAACATATACGGTTAAGTTAAACTATGGTGGAGGAAATGCTGGAACTGGATTTGGATCCAGAATAAACTCGGCACAATCTGGAGGTGGACTGGCTGGAATGTTTGCAGGAACGGGAATAAATCAGGGTTCTGCAATGATGATTGCTGGAGGTGCTGGCGGTGGTGGCGATGGAACTTCTGGAGGTGGAGGCGGAGGTTCATCTGCAAGTGCTGGACAAAATTCATCAAATACAGAAATAGGATCAACAGGAGGAGGTGGAGGAACATCTGGTTCTGGTGGTAGTGGAGGAGCACCAACGGATACCAATGTTTATTATCGTCTTGATAGTTCTCAAAACGTATCGTTTTATGTAACAGAAAATTCTGGTTATTTTAACCGCTTAAATATTCAAGGTATTAAAAACTTTCCAGAAAATAACACACCAAATCCAGAAACAATATTTGTAAGTGCTGGAACATACTTAGTTACTGCAACAAATGATACAACAGGATTTAGTGCCGTAAGAGTTGATCCAACAAATCCTCAAAGAGTTCAGGCAAATGATGGTGGTGGATCTTGGGATGATATTGAAGTTCTTGTCTCTGCTGGTGCTTTTACCACAAATGTTCCAGCAACGGCAGGTAGCGCACTTCAGGGAGGAACTGGTGGAGCTGGAGTAATCACACAGTACACTAACGCTGCAGGTGGCGGCGGGGGCGGAGGAGGATATTACGGTGGCGGTGGCGGTGGTGGCGGAAATGACTTTGGTAATACCACACGATCTTCTTCTGGAGGAGGTGGCGGATCTGGATATATTAATGGGTCATATGTAACCAGCGGATCCACAAGTTCATTTGCTGACGCTAGCGATCCATATAGAGGATCTGCAGGTGATCAAAATAATAACTCTAGAGTGGTAATATACCCAGTTATTTCACCAACATCTTTCCAAACTTCTACATCTATTAACTACAACCCAGCAACACAATCAACACCATTATACGGATGGTATACCAGATCAGGTGGTGCTCAGAGTACACCTAATACTGATATTAGACAACTTGTTATAAAATGGGCAGGATCTGTTATTTTAAATACAACTTCAATCGTTCCTTATTTTGATGGTACATATTATTATGTTGTAGTTGGTGGATATGCGTATTTTGCTGGTACACATCGTGGATCTCAATATGGATGGCCTGTCAATGGAACTGATGTTGGTCCAGCATCTTCACCAAATGGTGATTTTGGTAATGCTTTTGATGTGGCAAGAACTTCATATTAAAAGGGGTTGACACCCGCCCCCACCTGCCCTATAATACTCAGGTAATCAACGGAACACCAAATGAGCACCGCACAAGAAACCATACAGGGCATTGTGATTGATGTATGCACCCGCACCTTCCTTCTTCTTAGCGATCAGGGCAGCGAGCGCCTGGTTGAGTGTGAGACTGTTGAAGAGTTTATGAACGTGTTGGAAGTTGTCACTGCTCAACTGGATCCTGAGCAGATTGAGTATGCTGATCTTGCTATCAAAGGTCAAGAAGTTAACTAAATATTAACCAAATGGAAGTTTTCACTGTGGCAAAGTTTCAAGAACAGTTTAATGAACTGATTGAAAGAGTTGAAAATGGAGAACATCTGGGAATCATCAATGAGAACGGGCAGGCAGCAGTGATGATGCCCGCAGATGATGACTTTGTTCGAATACACACCGATCACGACGAAGCATCTTGACAGAGAGCACCAGATCCTCTACAATTGATCTGGTTCTAGCGAGTGAGACTTGGTAGTCAGAGGAGTCTTATAAACTCTTTCCGCCAGATTAGCGGCTTTGACCTGGTTCGAATCCAGGCACTCGTATTGCTATTTGCTGTTTGCGAATAGCGAATGCTGGTTTAGCAATCTGGCGAATGCAATCGACTCATAATCGATGGGAGGCGAGTTCGATCCTCGCAACCAGCACTTGACCACTACAACTCTTTGAGTTATAATGGTCCTATACACAAGGGCGTGTAGTCCAGCGGAAGAGACAGGGACCTTAAAAGTCCTCCAGCGGTGGTTCGAATCCACTCACGCCTATTAAAAATAAATATAAGATATGGGAAAACCCTATGTCTTATCGTATCGATCACGCATACTGCTGGTACAATAATGGCAGTATGATCGTGAAGATGTACTTTATCAATCACGTTCCTTTCACGTTTGACGAACTTCCAGACGGACACTTATACGATCAAGATCTTTGTAGAGAGGCGGATAAGAATCGTACATTTGAACCAGAAGACTTATACAGAAACTCTTTCTATCTGATAGATGAAGAAGCACATCCTTGCTTCTTTCCAGTTGAGTTAGAGAATCCAGAAGATATGCCAGACGATGTGATTGAGTATGATGAGGAAGATTTAATGGGTTGATAAATAAAACATAGAAATATCTTGGCGAATATAATCCGATGCCTCTTAATAAGCTAGAGAATTTTATCAAGAATACAGAAGGACGTATTCTTTATGTTAACCCCAATGATCTTGATGCTACTGACGGTATTGAGAATCAGGGAAACTCATTAACAAAACCATTCAGGTCTTTACAAAGAGCACTTCTTGAGTCTGCTAGATTTTCATATTTAAGAGGAAGTGATAATGATATTACAGAAAAAACAACCATTCTTTTATTTCCTGGCGAGCACTTAATCGACAATAGACCAGGATATTCAATTAGAGATGAGAGTGGTAGTGCAATTGCATATACTCCTGCAGGGTCCCCAGTATCCGCACAGAGCTCACTTACTTTAACTCTAGATTCTAATTTTGATCTTACGCAGAATGATAACATTCTTCATAGATTTAATAGTAGAAATGGTGGTGTCATAGTCCCAAGAGGAACTTCGATTGTTGGTTTAGATCTTAGAAAAACTAAAATTAGACCAAAGTATGTTCCCAATCCAACAGATCCAAATGCACCAAACAGTGCTATTTTTAGAATTACTGGTGCGTGTTATTTCTGGCAGTTTAGTATTTTTGATGGAAGTGAATCCAATCTAGTTTATACAGACCCTGTTGATTTTTCAATATCAAATCAATCCAAACCAACATTTTCTCACCATAAACTAACAGTTTTTGAATATGCCGATGGTGTGAATGTCCCCACTGGATATTCATTAACTGATCTTGACATGTATTATGCCAAGCTTTCAAATGCGTTTAATGTGGCATCTGGAAGAAACATTGATCAAAAATATCCTTCCGAACCATTAGGTTTTGCTAAGCAAAGACCTGAATGGGAAATCGTTGGTGCATTTGCATCCGACCCAATCAACATTGCTAGTATTATTTCTGGAGATGGTGCTACTCCAGGATCTGTGGTAACAGTTCAGACAACAGTTCCACACTTACTAAATTCAGAAACCCCAATCAAAATTCGTGCCGTTAATGTTGATGACTATAATATTTCAACTAAAGTACAGAATGTTATAAACGATACAACATTTACATATTTACTACCATTTGTCAGAGATAATCTCCCCGCAGGTCCTGCAGCGGGACTAAGCGGTTCTTCTGCAACCGTAACTATTGAAACGGACACTGTTTCTGGTGCATCTCCTTATGTGTTCAATATTTCTTTGCGTTCTGTATGGGGAATGCAAGGTATGCACGCAGACGGAAGCAAAGCATCTGGTTTCCGTTCAATGGTTGTCGCACAGTTTACTGCTGTTTCGATTCAAAAAGATGACCGTGCATTTGTAAAGTATAATCCATTAAGTAGATCTTACGATGGTATTAACATTATTAAGGTTACTGGTGCAGCTCTTGCTTCTGGGTCTTCCTCAACAAGTTTAAACCAAGTTTATCACTTAGATCCAAATGCAATATATCGAACTGGGTGGAAGTCAAGTCATATTAAAATAACAAATGACTCTTTCATTCAAATTGTATCGGTTTTTGCGATTGGTTTTAATAAACACTTTGATGTACAATCTGGTGGTGATGCTTCAATTACAAACTCAAACTCAAACTTTGGTCAAATTTCTCTTTCTTCCGATGGATTTAAGAGAGAAACTTTTGACAAAGATAATAAAGCGTATATTACCTCAATTATTACACCCAGATCTATTGTTACTGCTGAAGATAATATTGAGTGGGTGCAAATTGATGTTGCAAAAACTGTATCATCTGCTAAAAATAATCACTTGTATCTTGCTGGTTATTCAAGTCAAGACCAAGTTCCACCATCAGTTTCTCAAGGATATAGAATTGGGGCTAAACTTGGAGATAAACTATTTGTAACGAGTTATAGTGCAGATATTTACATGCTTGATAATGTGGTTAGTACCACTACTCTACAAGCATCTGGTACATCTTCTTCAGAGAAAAAGTTTGTAGTCACAACAGCACCATTAAGTGGTAATAGTTCAATCTTCACGTTGGCATCAAATCATAATATCATGAATGGTGAAACGATTAGATTGATCAGTGATACTGGAGATCTTTCAGAAAATGTTGAGTCTAATAAAGTTTACTACGCAATTACATCAGAAAAAAACAGTTCAAGATCAGATAGTATCTCACTCGGTGCAAATCAAATACAACTCGCATCATCGAGAACAAATGCAGATGCTTCAACTCCAGTTTTTATTAGAGCATATGGCGGAACTCAATTAAGTATCGTAAGCCGTGTTTCGGATAAAGAATGTGGTGATCTTGGGCATCCAGTTCAGTGGGATCCAAATAATAATGGTTGGTTTATTCATGTAAAATCAGGGAATGATATTTACACGAACATATCTTCACTCGAAGTAGATGGTTCTGGAAAAACTGATATTTCATATGTTAAAAGAGTAGAAGATAACAGAAGTTTAGATGAAAGACTTTATAAAGTTAGAATTGTAGTTCCTAAAGAGTTAGATAATGGGAGAGATCCAGTAGAAGGATTTATTATTCAAGAGTCTAGTTCTACAAATGTGAGAAGTAACTCAGACTTTGGTTTGAATACAATTGGTACAAATGATTACTTATACAATAGAAATACAAGATTTATTTCAACTTGTACATATGATTCTGTAAATGCAGTTGTTACGATTACCGCAGAAAAACCTCATAATCTGCAAGTAAATGACAGGATTATATTAAAAAATATTGTTAGCACCACAAACACAAATGCTGTTAATAATATTGGATTCAACGGTGACTTTAGAGTTTCCGAAATTGTAAATGAAAAAGTTTTTAAATATACAACAACAGATAGTTTTGGTATAGTACATTCACCAGGTACTTTTACTGGCAATGCAAATGTAAGGACGACTGCTTTACCTAGATTTGAGAGAAATGACATTCAATCTAATCTTTATATTTACCGAACTGAAGTCATTTCACCATATATCTTTGGCATTCAGGACGGAATATATCATGCATATGTTTTAAATGCATCAAATAGTGTTCAAGGAGAATTTTCAGATCTAAAATATAATCAAAATGTTGTCGATCTCTATCCACAGTTAGATAAAGACAATCCAAATGCCAATCCTCCTGCCGCTAAAACGTATGCTAAACAATCTCCTTTGGGGGACGTCAACACAAATGATTTAAAAAATAGCTTAACTAGAGAAACAGTTGATAAGATTTATACTGCTTTTGGATGTGCAAATAAAATTATTTCCGTAACTTATACACCAACAGAAGCAACTTTAACTTTTGATAGAGAACACGGTTTATCTGGTATTGCTACTTATACAAGCTTAGACGGCGGATCTGGTCATACGAATGGAACATATTATAACGTAAAACTTTATAATACAAATGGAGCACCAAATGATGCTAACTGGGATGGTGCAACTGCTACAGTTAGAGTTTCTGGCGGCTCTGTTGTTTCTGCAGACATAACATCTGGTGGATCCGCATATGCGGAAGGTAAAACTACAGGAAATCGTCTATATTTTGATAGTAATAGAATTGGTGGTACTCCAAGTGCAAACATAGTCATTTCAACATCTGGAATTTCAACGGCAACCGAGAATACTTTACAGATTACTGGTATCGGAACCGCTTCTGGTGGATACTATAGAATTACAAATACATCAATAAAAAATCGAGTTTCTATTGCCAGAACTGTAGCAGATCCTTTACCAATACCAGGTCAATATGCAATTAATCTTGAACCATCTATAACCTGTGAACTTACTAGTTACAATAGTACTACTGGTATAGCAGTAATAACAAGTTATAGACCACATGGATTACTTGCAGGAAACTCCTTTAGATTATTAGATGGTAATCACAACAATAAAGGTGACTATGTTGTTCTTTCTGTCAACAACTTAACTACATTTACATCAAAAACAAATGCAAATATATCTGGGTCTAGGTACATATTAAAACATGGATTGTCAGCAAATGAAGCGACATCTGATGATAGTGGTGAGAATCTGGGAATCAGAGGAACAATGTTCTATGATAACGAGACCATAGAACTAATAGAAAATATCACAACAGAATCTTCTTTTGCCGTTCGTTTAAGAAGCTCTGGCATTGGAACTTTTTCTAGATTCCCACTAGGTTCTTACATCCAGATAGATAATGAAATCATGAGGATTGCATCCAACTCATTTACTGGAGTGAGTAACAATAAGATAACCGTCATCAGAGGTTCTATGGGAACCTTGAGAGAAAATCACTCTTTAGGTGCAATCATTAAGAAAATAAAGTTATTGCCAGTTGAATTCCGTAGACCTTCAATATTAAGAGCTTCTGGACATACATTTGAATATCTTGGTTATGGTCCTGGTAACTATTCAACAGGTTTACCACAAGTACAGTTAAAAACCTTAACCGAAAGAGAAGACTTCTTGGCTCAATCACAAGAAACTTCTTGTGGAAATGTTATTTACACTGGTATGAACAGTAATGGTGATGTTTTTTCTGGAAACACAAAGACGTCAGCATCCAGTGGAAAAGTAATTTCTTATGACATTCCAACACCAACTGTTACTGGAGAAAATCCAAATCGCCTAAGCGTTGTATTTGATGAAGTAACTGTTAAAGAGAGACTTCTTGTTGAAGGTGGAAACTCTGGAACTATTTTATCTCAGTTTGATGGACCTGTAACATTTAATAAAGAACTCCGTTTCAATGGAGCTATATCGATTAGATCAGATATTAGAACTTCTGGAACAATCAGAAGCACAAATACAACAGAATCTACGAGTTGCACAACTGGTGCTCTGGCAGTTGCTGGTGGTGTTGGTATTTCTAAAAACCTGAACGTTTGTGGAAATGTAGGAATTTCTGGTGGTGCTGGTGCCACCCAATCAACTAGCACTACAACTGGTGCTTTAGTTGTTTCTGGTGGTGTTGGTATTGTTAAGAGATTAAATGTTGGAGAAGCTACTAACCTAGGTTCAACCTTAGACGTTACTGGCGCTACATCATTCTTGGATAATGTATCATTGAGAACTAATAAGTATTTAAATGTTGGTAATTCTAATGAACTTAAGGTTTATTATAATGGATCTAGTTCTTTCATTAATCACAATGGAACTGGAGGTGGAGATAATAGACTCAAACTTCAGGCAAACTGGATACAACTAACAAACCAGGCAGATACAGAAACATTAGCACATTTTGTTGCTGACGGAAGATGCCAGTTATTCTATGATAATAACTCAAGACTCGAAACTACTTCTTCTGGAGTAAGTATTGCTGGAGCAATGGCTGCATCTGGAGCAATCACTGGAACAAGTCTTGCGGTGAGTGGAACAATCACTGGATCAAGTCTCAGTGTTAGTGGGAGTGTAAGTGCTGGTGGAGATATTACTGCATTCGCTTCAGATATGAGATTGAAAGAAAATATTAAACCGATTGATAATGCTTTGGACAAAGTTTTATCACTTAGAGGATTTACTTATAACTTCAATGATGTTGGACAATCTCTTGGATATGATCCCTCTATTTCTCACGCTGGTGTTTCTGCACAAGAAGTTCAACAAGTTCTTCCAGAAGCTGTTGTTCCAGCTCCAATTGACTCAAACTATTTGAGTGTTAAATATGATAAGTTAGTTCCATTGTTGATCGAAGCAATCAAGGAACTTAAGCAAGAAATCGAAGATCTTAAAAACAGTAAGTGATGGATATGGAAAAAAAGTATTACCAGATTGGAACTCAAACTCCAGAAGATTGGCCTATTGTTCATGAGTTATTGATGAAAGATGGTACGTTAGAAGATAACATTCCATCTAGATCGGTAGAGTGTGCTAATGAGATTTTACATAGTCCAACTAGAAGCACATACTTAATGACCGATGATGAGGCAGAAACTTTAAGAAATAATTCTAGAATTTTGTGTGTAGATTTAGATTATACTTATCATCCAGAAGCAGCCCCAAAGGCCAAATATGCAACTTTTAAATATGGAAGAAATGTAAAAAACTATCGAGCATTACAAGATTCTACCACAACCCCTGGCACACTTACACAAAAACCTCCAGTTGGTGAATATGATGGAAGATCTTCCGATGAATTTTATAGAACTGGATATCAAATTCGTAGATGTGCTCAAAAAGATAATCCTTGGCCATCAACTCCTAGTTCTATTCTTTATCAAGATGTTGATTATCTCTATGATGGTAGAGATGTTGATTTAATAGTTGTGGATGATGGATTATTTATTGGACACCCAGAATTTGTGTGGGATGAATATTCACCACCAAATTATATTAGAGGAAATGTCTTAAGTAGAAGTGGTTTATGCGGAGTTTTAGATCTAGCACTAGATGCCCCCTATTATCTAGATCCAGAATGGTTTGATGCTAATCCATCAGCACGTTTAACCAGAAGATGGGATGGAACTTTAGTTCCTGTTGAAAGTGTTGCTAGATCTTGGTGGGCTGGACCAAGTGGTAGATCAGCATCATTTCCAAACTTTGGTTCAATCATCGTTCCAGTTACATATACTCGTTCAGCTCATTGTGGTCCTAATAGAACTACTCCACCAACTAATGAAGCAAAAGGTTCGCATGGAACGTCTTGCGCTGGATTGGCATATGGAAAAAACTTTGGATGGGCTTTCAATGCAAATAAATGGACATTAGCAATAAACGCAGGTTCAAATCGATCGGGATTTGTGCCTGACACCTCTTCAGACATTCAAAAAATATTTCATGCTTATAAACCACTGAATCCAAAATTTGGGACAAAGGATCCAACAGTGTCTTCAAATAGCTGGGTCTTAGGCGAAACTAATGTTCCAAATGATCCTGGTTATTATTCATATCAAAATGGAGATGTGGTTTCTACTGGAACAAATTCTTTACAAACAGTTGCATTTTTAAAAAAAACTCAATCAGACATAAAATCTTTCTTTCATGAATCTTTTATAACCAGCGATAATCCTGGTCTTATTGCTGGAAGAGAACTTATTGATTCTGGAGTTATATTTTGTGTTGCTGCTAATAATAATGGTAGATACTTAGCAAGTCCAACGGATCCAAATTGGTATAATTATTATACGACAAGGACTAGTTCAGATACAAAATATGTAAATAGACCTGGATCTCCACTTCAGTGGGGATATCGTAGTGGAGAAACGACATTAAAAACTTTTTCTATTGGTGCAATTGATGATGAATATACTGGAGATATTTACGTAGAAACAAGATTTCTTTCCACAACTGTACGTGAACTTTTGGAAACATCACCCGAGTATAGATCTGCTGGAAGTGGTAAAGAAAGACTAGCCTCTTCAAGATATAATACCAAAGCAACCACAGCCGATTATTCGAATAAAGGGTCAGGAATAGATTTTTATGCCCCAGCAGATGGAGTTCTTACATCTTCATCTGATATTAGTCTATCATCATCAAGTACTGAGATTTATAATAATCCTTATCAAATCTCAACGACAATGAGATATCATGATGAAAGATTTAGTGGAACAAGTGCTGCTTGTCCAGTTTTTGCTGGATTAGCAGCTTGTTTTATGCAAAACAATCGTGCATTATCGCCAGCAGATTTAAAAACATATTTAAAAAATAACATTCAAAATCAAACAAACTTTTTTCTTGGACCAACACCAACCAGTGCAACTGATGACAGATGGTGGAATGTTCCATATTCAACGATGGGAACACCAGTAAAACTAATATATCAATTTGCAGCAACAACTATAACTCCAAATCCAACATTTACACCGACTTATGGAATTTCTAGTAGTGATAGAGTAAATGAAAGATTTACAATAACTCATAACACTAGTCTAAGAAATACTTTGGGAATCTATGGCATTCAGATGTTTAGTAGTACCATAAGTTCTGGAACTTCTATTACTCTAGAAATACGTAATGGGTACTATTTGGTTGGATCTGCAAATCGTGTAGACGCTGCTACTGGAAGTCCAGCTAGAGACTCGGACGGAACAACCTTTGGGAACCTCAATGAACTATTAATCCGAGTTGATCCCACAAATAATAAAAGAGTCCAGCTAAGTGATAGTGCTGGTAGAGATAGTTGGGATGATATGGAAATCACCGTATTAAATGGTACTTTCCAAAAAGTAGGAACTCAAGTTTATTATGTTTATAACAGTTCAACTGCACCAGTATCCTCACCAACAATTTCTACTCCACCATTTACAGGATCATCTGGTGCTCCTGGATCCATTACTGGTGCTAGTTTGTCTGTAAGTGGATCTATTACTGCTGGTGGAGATGTCTTTGGATTGTTATCTGATGATAGAGTCAAAACAAATCAAAATCAAATAGATAATGCTTTGGGCAAAGTTGAACAACTAAATGGATTTACCTATAACTTCAATGAAACTGGAGAAAAGTTAGGATTTGATCCAAATCAAAGATATTCTGGTGTTTCGGCACAAGATGTTCAAAATGTATTACCCGAAGCAGTTGCTCCAGCTCCTGCAGATAATAATTATCTAACGGTTAAATATGACAAACTTATACCATTACTGATTGAATCGATTAAAGACTTAAAAAATGATTTAGATGATCTAAAGGACTCTAAATAAAAATAAAGAAGAAGTATGGCTCTACAAGGTTCTGGATCTATAAGTCTTTCACAAATATCTAATGAGTTTGGTCTTCCACCTTCAAAAAATTTAGGTGCATACCGAGTTAGGGAAACCTATGGAGCATTGAGCAATATTTCATTAGACACTGGAGTTCCACAATCTGGACCGATTAAGTTTAGTGATTTTTATAATAAAAAATTAAATATCATAGTTGACTGTTATAGTGCAACTGCAACTACTCCTCCAACATCATTTCATTTTGATTCTATGGATTCGAGGAGTAGAGCATCAATACCTCTATATACATTTAAAACGGATCCATTTTCTTATCCAGAAAATGCTCCGATTACTTCTTCTGACTTTGTATCTAGATATGGAGTTACTCCATTCAATCTTGCAGATTCAGGTGTAATAAACAATCCAAATCCAGAAGGAAATTATACCTGGACCTATTCTTCAGTAAGTTTTCCAGAAGATGGAAGTTACCGAATAAAGGCAGTTGTGGATGACACTGCAACCATAGCAATTGGTTCTTTACTTATAAATGCAGGTTTTGCTGGTAGTGCAGTCGATACAACAGTCTTCATAAGAGCAGGAACTTATAATATTGCAGTTTCTTACAATCAGTCCCCTTCTGGTTCTATTGCAGCAGGAAATTTTAGTTATTTTGCACTTACAATAGATAGAATATTACCATCTTCCACTCCAGCTTCATCGTTAGAAAAAGTTGGAATAAAAAATAGATTTGTAAACAACTTTGTGTATATGGTTGGAGGTTTTAGAGGAAAACCATCATCAACTTCTGGGCATAAAGTTATTGCTCACGTAAACACACTAATCTACAATTCAACAAAAGGAAATATTATTAGTGTGGCATTAAGAAGTGGATATTGGGATTCTGATACAGAGTTAATTATTGATATAGGCCCAAATGGAAGAGTTATAGGATCTGGAGGTGACGGTGGACAAGGTGGATCACCTGGTTCCTCTTCATCTAGAGGACAAAATGGTACTTCTGCAATAGCAATTCTTCATCCATGCACGGTTAGAAACCGTGGTTATATTCAGAGAGGTCATGGTGGTGGTGGAGGAGGAGATGCTGCCGTATTTAATTATCTTGAAGCATATGATGTAACTGTAGGTGGTGGGAAAAAAGGAGGAAGCAGAGTTGAAACTAGAACTAGAGAAGTTCCGTCTGGATCTACTGGAGGTGGTGGAGGTGGTGGTGCTGGATATCCTATAGGATATGGTGGAAACGCTGGATATGGATCTTATGGTTATGGATCATCTGGGTCCAGAGGTCAAGATGCAACTCAGGCCACTTCTTCACCTTTTACAGTTGGTGGTACTGTTAGTGGAGGTGTTGGAGGTGCTGGAGGTGATAGAGCTGGATCTGGCGGAAATGGCGGACCACCAAGCAGATCTGGTGGAAGTCCTGGATCCCCTCCTGGAGATAATGGATATGCTTTTGTGATTTGGAATGATGGAACTGGAGTAACAATTACCAATATCGATGGTGGTACTATATCTTCTGGAGATTTTCCGTATCTATATAATACCGTTGGAGAAGTATTATGACCCAATCTGTCGCTCCTATACCAAGTTTTCGTATTATTTTCAAAATAATAAAAGATATTCCAGAAAATGAACAGGTAATAGTCAAATATTGTCGCCAAAATGGACCATATTCAATAGATGAAATTGATCCTGTCGCAGTTGACTATGGATTTTTAGATTTTAGTAGTCCAAAAAAGTTATTTTCGAGTATTTCAAAAGTCGGAATGTTCATTGTTGAACATCAACTAAGAAATGAACCCATCTTGCCAGAAAATGCTGCATCATGTGTGATGGAAACTACAAATCTTAATGATTATATTGATAAGATTGTTTCTATTGATTATGATGAATTTATTTCCGATCTCCATAAAAATGAGTACATTCAAAAAATTAATCTAGACTTATGATCAAGTTTAAAACGGGAAAAATTTTTATTCACATTCCTAAAACTTCTGGTACTAACTTTAGAAAGAATGTTCATCTTTCTAGAAAACCACATAGATATCGTGATTATGATATGTGTGAAGATTATATAAATGAAATAATGACTCCTGAAGGAAAGGAACTTATTGATATTTTGTTTGAAAACAGAATTAATCAGGATCATATGAAAAAATATGATCTTCGATTAGTGAGGCATTTGCCGATTGGAGTTTGGGAAAAATATGGCATTTATACTGACGAAAGAGTATATACAATCGTAAGAAATCCCTATACACGCTTAGTTTCAATATATGAAGAAACTATTGCCAAAATGAACATGCTATTCAATTTTGAAAAACCAGATTTAGAAAAGTTTATCTTTAGTGAAAAAATAAACATACTAACAGACTGTTATATTATAAACCATAAAAAATCACAAACAAGTTATTTAAAAAACTTAAATGGTGATATTATATGTGAAAAATATTATAAAATGGAAGAAGATCAGGAGATTATTAAAAAAGATTTTTTACTTAAAGATGAGGAAGAACTAGAAACATCTGAGATTAGTTCGATTTTATTAGAAAATATAGAAAATCGCTTCTCCAATAATACGAGAGAATATAATAAAGATTATGCCTCTATTTTTACAGATCGTTTGATTGAATGGACTCAAGAAACTTTTAAAGAAGATTTTGAATATTTTTCTTATAATAAAGAGCCTTTTTGGAAATGAGTCTAAAAGATCCAAAATGCAAGCGATTTATTCGCCAATATGAAGACTTTAGTATCTGTGTAAATATTGGTGAAAAAGATTATGTTTTAGCAGAACATCCTAATGAAAGATTTACAACACATTATTACAGTGTATATGGTAGTGGAAAATTTGGAGAAATATTTAGTTCAGAACATCTACTAATACAATCGGGAAAGTTGTATGATGTTGAAAAATATGTAAGAGAAAAAGTTATTTTTGAGGCTCTTGAGGACTTCTATTTAATTGGATTCAATACAAATAATAAAGATGAAAAATGGGATGGAAAAATAATAAAAAATCTAGATTCTCAAACAATATCTGTTGAAAAAAAATCTATCATTATTAATTTTAGTGGATTATTTCAAATAAGTGGTAAAGAGTTTAAAAAATATGATTATACTGAATTAATCCCAGAAAAAGATTATTCAATAACAACCAAAGAAAATACTGTGATTGCATTATTTTGGAAAATATGATTACTAAAAAAAATCTAGATGATCTTTATGACTGGGCATTAAATGCAGATGTTCCTTTAAGAGTTGGACCAACGGCAAAAGGATACTCTAATAATCCAATATTTTTTTGTTGGTTAAAAAAAGTAATAAAAACTTCTATTATTAGACAAAGTGTTATTAAAAATGAAAAAATCATAGACATTCTTAGCAATGACAATATTTTATTTTCAATGATAGTTGAGTTTACTCCACATACATTATTGGGTAAACATAAAGATCCTAACGTATATCAATACCCGTATAAAAGAATACAAATACCTTTAAATATTCCAGATAAAGAAAAGTGTTATATGATCTGGAATGGTGAAAAAGTTCGATGGCATGAAGGTATTCCTCAAGTATATGAAGTTATGGATCATATTCACGAAGGATATAATAAATCTGATTTTCCAATGAAATTTTTGTTTGTTGATGTTAAGAAAGATGCTGTTGTTGAAATAGAATAAATAACTAAAAATCCCATATAAAATGGCGAATATAAGAAAGACTTTTAACTTTCGTAATGGTGTTCAGGTTGATGATGATAATCTAATCGTAAATCCGCTGGGACTAGTTGGCATAGGCACAACAGTTCCAACAGAAATTCTGGACGTTCGAGGAACTGTAAAAGTCGTTGGTCTTGTTACGGCATCGGAGATTTATACACCAACAATGAATGTTGGTGTTGCAACAATCACCAACTTAGTTCTTTCATCATCATCATCAAGATTTGTTGGAGGTGGAGTCAGCATTTCTAGTGGAATTATAACTTCTCCTTCAACATCTGGAGTTGTAACTTATTATGGTGATGGCGGCAGACTTCTCAATCTACCAACTTCTCAATGGCAAGATGTTGATGTAGGTCTTGGATTTACCAGCATATATGCACAAGGTTATGTTGGTGTTGGAACATATGACCCAAGATTTATGTTCCAAGTTAGTGGAACACTTGGAAGTGGAACATTTGCAAGTGGTGTTGGCATAGATTCGAGAGGTAACGTACTAGCCACTGGAATTATTACTGCAAGTCAGTTCTCTGGAATCGGATTAAGTCTAACTCAGTTAAATGCAGACAATATCAGTTCTGGAACAATCGGAACCGATCGAATTCCAGTTCTCAGAACGAATCAACTTCCAAGAGATATTAATGCCGCAGGTATTATCACCTCATCTGGAGGATTTATTGGAACTGTAAGGGGTGATGTTTACGGAAATGGTATTGGAATCTATACTGGATCTTTCTTTGGCGGTGTTGTTGGAATTGCATCAACAGCAAGAGATTTAACATCAGATGCTAGAGTTGCAATAACTTTTATTAGTTCAAATGAGAGCATAGTCTCTGGATCATCAACGATATATAGCAGATTAAATGTAATCGGATCAGTTGGAATTGGAACAACGTTAACACCATCCCCAAGTAATTTTTATGTCAAGCAATCTGGAATATCTTCTATTCAAGTAATTTCTGATAATGCAGAATCTTATATAACTTTAAGTAGAAGAAATGATCAAACTTCTAATTCGGCATCTATTTTGTATGGAAATACAAATGGATATTATCTTTATAGTAATTCGAGATCTTTTGATATTATAAACTATGATTTAGGAAATGTAAACACTTACATTCACAATGGAACAATAACTGGTATAAACACAGGATCTTTTAACTGGATTTATGGAAAGGATCCAACTAATCCATTAATGTCTCTAACGTATACTGGTAACTTAGGATTAGGAAACACAAATCCATCAATCAAACTTGACGTTGTTGGTAGTGCTTCTATAAGTAGTAATCTAAATGTTATTGGTAACGTTTCTGTTGGTCAAAGTGTAACTGTTCCCAATCTTTATGTTACCAATATTGCGGATATTCCTGGTTTAAATCTCAACAGTCAAACTTCAAATCTCAATATTACGAGTGGAGTTTCAACATTTAATGATATACAGGCAAATCGTCTTGTATATGTTATAGGATCTGGATCCATTGGTATTGGAACAACACAACCAAAAGCTCCATTTCAAATCGGTTTGGATTCAAGTCCGTTGACATTATCAAATAGTGCAATAGGAATAGGAACAACAGCACCTGCACCTGGTCTTGGACTAGACGCTAGATCTAGTATTGCATCTTTCCAAGGAGTTGGAATAGGAACCACAAATCCACGTTCTTATGTCGATTTTGCAGATGCTGGAAGAGGATTAAGTTCTGGTGCTGGTAGTTTTGTATTACTTCCAAATGTTTCATCGGCAGGAAGAACTGCAATTGATATTGGAAGTCCAACTGGTAGAACAGGTGGAGTCATTTATAATAACACTTCGAATCAGTTCCAAGGATATAATGGATCTAGTTGGCTTAATCTTGGAATTACAACAGAGTCAATCACAATCTCAACTTTTGGCAACAGACTTATATTTACTGTTGCTGGAATTGGATCAACTTCCTTTATATTATCTTGATTGGACTTGACAACACCCACATAATACGACTAAAATACCTTTGTGGTCGTTAAAGAAAAGTGAAGTTTACATTAGCTATAGGAAACCCACCATATGGTGTTGGAGGAAATCTTGCTATAAAGTTCTTGAACAAAACCGCAGAGATTACTAATGACATAAGGTTTGTGTTACCAACTTCAGTACGCAAACCTTCTTGTTTGAATAAGATCAAAGGACATCTTCACTGTGTTGTGGATGATGATCTGGATCCATCTACATTTCCTGGTGGTATCAGTGCCGTTAAACAATACTGGGAAGTCAGAAATACATCAAGATTTCAGATAGGAGTTGGTGAAATTCCGATGATGAAAGAGCATCCAGACTTTGAATTTCTTCCTTATGAGAGAAGATTTGAGGCAGATGTATTTGTGGGTGAATATGGTTCAGGACCTAGTGGTAGAGTCAAAACAGAGAACTTTACACACTATGCAAAAGGACATCATTTTCTTAAAGTTCGCTCACCAGAGGTAATTCAAAATCTCGTCGAGTTTGCGCCTAGATTTAGGGAAGTTGCTTCTAGTTGTAATGGAAGAAGACATTTCGGCAAGAATGACTTAATCTCGACGTATATGAAGTGTTTGGAAGAACGAGATGGCAAAGAATAAACATAATCTAGAAGTTGGATCGAGTATTGAAAGATCTGACAAGAGAATCAAAGAAACACAAGAAGTTTTCACACCGATGGAACTTGTGGAAAAAATGATTGACGATATTCCAGAACATCTTTTGAAAGATTCTGAGAGTACATTTATCGATAACTCTGCTGGATGTGGAAACTTTCTTTTTGGATTAAAGAATCGATTACTTCAATATCATTCGGAAGAACATATCCTCAATCATATGTTATATGCTGTGGAGTTGATGGAAGATAACCATAAAGAGTTGTGTCAAAGACTCGGTGTTTCAGTAAATCATCCCCACTATGTTTGCGCTGATGCGTTAGAATATGATTATTCATTTGGGGAACCAGTGGGGTTGTACCAGTTTTTCTAGTGTCACAAGGGGTCTCCCGTCCCCTTGTTTTTTGCTGTATAATAACTGTATTGAAACGCATGATGATGATTCAACTTCGCCCCCATCAGCAACGTGCTCTGGATGCCCTGCTGCAGTATCCTAAGGGTCAGGTGATTATGCCGACTGCTTCTGGCAAGACCAACGTTGCAATCTTTGATGCTCTGCGTGAGTTTCAAACTGATGCTCCTAAGACTATTGTTGTTGTTGCTCCTCGCATTCTGCTTGCTGAGCAACTGTCTTCTGAGTTTCTGGAGTTTATCACCAATGCTTCCGTTGCACATTTGCACTCGGGGGAGACTCATCACTTCAGCACGACTCGCCCCAGTGAGATCTACAACTGGATGCATCAAACTTCTGGTCACAAACTGATCTTCACCACTTACAACTCTCTGCAACGTTTGCAACAGGCAGATATTCACGTTGATACCATTTACTTTGATGAGGCACACAACAGCGTTCAGCGTCACTTTTTCCCTGCTACGGAACACTTCGCTGCTAATGCTGACCGCTGCTATTTCTTTACTGCGACTCCGAAGCATTCTGCTACTATTTCCAAACCTGGTATGAATGACGCTGCCGTTTATGGCAATGTAATCTGCAATGTTCCCGCTCCCGAACTGGTTCAGGGTGGTTTCATTGTTCCTCCTAAGGTTGTGGTGCAGCAGTTTGAGATGCTGGGTAAAGGTCAGATTGTTGCTGATGTTGACTGTGAGAATCTGATTCAGACTATCGATGCTCAGGATGTAAGCAAGGTTCTGATTTGCTCTAAGGCAACCAAACAGATTGTTTCTCTGGTTTCTCAGACTGATTTCTGCACTCAACTGGAAGAGCGTGGTTTCTCTTGGATGTATATCACGTCCAAGACTGGTGCCGTGATTGATGGTCAGAAGGTCAATCGTGAGGTGTTCTTTGACACTCTGAGTGCTTGGGGTAAGGATAACGACAAGAAGTTTGTGGTTCTGCATCACAGCATTCTGAGCGAGGGCATCAATGTGTCTGGTCTTGAGGCAGTGCTGTTCATGCGCTCTATGGATTACATTGGTATCTCCCAGACCATCGGGCGGGTCATTCGCCTGCACAAGGACGATGCAGAGGGTCTCAGCAGCGGCAGGATCGCCCCTGGTGCCCTTGCAGACTACACCAAGTCCTTTGGGTTGGTCTGCATCCCTGTCTACTCTTCTGTGGGCATTAGCACCGCTAAAAAGGTGCAAGCGGTGGTCGATACCGTGTTTCAGCAGGGTCTGCCTGCCATCAGCGTTGTCAAACGCTGATTTTTCTGCTAAACTACCTACACATCAGGAGGAATCCCCCCAATGCGATGCAAAGTCCAACTCTACGTTGCTGGTAAGGTCTTTGATGAGATCGTCGAAGCAAAAGACTATAATGATGCAAAGAAAACTGCTCTGGCACGTAACCCCAGTGCTAAAGTGATTAGTGTAACTGCAATATTCGGATGACTGAAAAGTTTTTAAAACCATTTATTGATCGTCCTGGTATTCTTGATGCAAAACTAGGGGATCCTAACGGTTATGTGACCAAAGATGGTATGTGGGCAGCAGTTCCTTTCGGTAAAAAGTTTATTATTATACATAATGGGCAGCAGATCCATTTGGCAAACACTTACAAGGCAGCAAGAACTTATATCTCAAAAGAAATCAAACTAGCGAAAAAATCTGCCACATCTGTTGAACAATTTTTTAGTTGAGAAGATGACAGTACAATATGTTTATCTTATAATATTTGCATGTGTTTTATACCTCATCATTACTGATGAAAGTATTGCAAAAGCATTCTATTTGATGATAAAAATCGTACAAAATAAGTTTACAATCTTTTGGTGGTGGTTAGTCCATAATCCAACAACACCTTGGGTAAAATATTCAATGTGGAGACGCTCAAATCGGATTGCAAAAGAACTAATGAAAGAACTGGAGAAGAACAATGATCTTTGATGCAGTATTTGTAAGTGATGTGCATTTGGGTACAACGCGGTGCAATGTAAAGAAGTTTTATAAGTTTCTCAAAGAAATCAAAACCAAAAAACTGGTGTTAGTTGGTGATATTATTGATGTGTATTGTATGGAAAAGTACAACACACATTGGAGAAAAGAACACACTGAATGTGTGCATCAAATCCTGAATCTTGCAAAGAAGGGTGTAGAAGTCATTTATATTCCTGGAAATCACGAAGGAATGTTGAGACGATACTGTCCTTTTGAACACGAAAACTTCAAGATGGTTGAAGAGTATGTGTATAAAACCAAAGATGGTGATAAGTATTTCTGCACACACGGAGATCAACACTCTGAGTTCTCATCTGGTTCTTGGAAACAACTGGTTTTTAACTGGGGATATGAACTGATTACTCCAATGAGTTTGTTTCTAGAAAAGATCTTTAGATTTTCATTGGTTTATGCATTAAAAAATACCATTCGTGGTAAAAATTACATCAATCAATATGAAACTGATCTAGCAAACTATTGCAGACAGAAAGGTGATTATAAAGGTATTATTGTAGGACATATTCATCACAACAACATGAGAAAGTTTGATAAGATTGAATACATGTGCTGTGGAGATTTTGTAGATACATGTTCTGCGATTGTGGAAAAGAACGGTTTTTTTCAATCAGTTAAGTATTAAACTCTAAATAACCCTATATCTGGTATTGCATTTATGTTATCAACTCAATATCGCCTGCGTCTTGAAGCAATTTGTCAGAAAATTGCTCAACATGAAGAGGTGAGTTTGGAAGATATGATTTGGGCAGAGAAACTTGCGAAAGCAAATCGCACTGCTGCTACAATACTCCGTCAGGCAAGAAGGACAGCAGAGAATCCTACAATGCAAGAAGGAGATATGGATGATTTTTTGAATCAACTTGACATTGGTGGATTGGGTCACGAACGCTTTGGCAAGCGTGGTTTTGATAGTGTAGATGATATGGTTGATTGGTGGACTGAGGACAGGGATAAGCCAGATGATTGGCGTCAACGTGATTGACAAAAGACTCTGAATACTCTATAATACACCCATATACACCCGTTATTATGGACTACAAACCTTATAGTGTGGAATGGAGTCGGCGGCGGTATCTTGCCGAAGCAATCCAAAAATACTTTGATACTGATGCATCTGTGGATGTTGTTCTCGATGATATTGTGAGCGTTCTTGAAGAGAATGTAGATCACCATAAGAGTCGTGCCGAACGCTTTCAGGAAGTTTTGAATGGTCTGAAATCTTTACCTTATTGATAATGAAACTACCTAAACCTCTGTTTATTTGGGCAGGTGGAAAGACTAAAGTACTTAAATATCACACTCCATATTTGCCAAGCAATGTAACTGAATATAGCGAACCATTTTTTGGTGGTGGTGCTATGTTCATCTATGTGATGAAGCGTTATAATCCAAAAAAAGCATACATCAATGATGTTAATGAGAGTATCATCAACATCTATAAAAATGTAAAAGATAATGTGGAAGATTTTATAAAAGTAGTAGATCAGTATCAAGACGTATATTTGCCATTATCAAAGGAAGACAGAAAAAAATACTTTTTTGAAGTTCGACATCAACACGCTTATGATTATGAAAACTGGGATAAGGTATTTGAGGCAGGAACTCTTTATTTCCTAATGAAAACAGGATTTAATGGCATTTGGCAAATCAATCAAAATACCAATGGACGGTATGGTACTCCTGCTGGACTGTTAAGCCAAAAAGATAAAGTTTATGATAAAACAATGGTATATGAATGGAATCATATGTTGAAAAACGTTGATATTCATTGTGGCGACTACTCTCAGTGTCCACCTGGAGATTTAAACTATCTTGATCCACCTTATCGGGATAGTTTTGCCGATTATGGCACTGGATGGAACGACCAAAAAACAGAAAAACTGCTAGAATATACAAAAAATTTGCCAGGAACTGTTTTATTTTGTAATCGTTGTGATGGATCAGATTTTTTTGAAACGCGCAAAGGTGATATGAATCTAATCACATTCCCAATCACTTATACCGCAGGAAGAAGAAAGAAAACTGAAGATGGATATGAGGCTAAAAAAGCAATCGAAATTTTATTGTGGAAAACATGATGGACGGACAATATTTGCCGATGTTTATTTCTCCTATTTTTATAGGGTCAGTTTCTCAAGACCTTTCACCATTGTTGGATGAATGTAAGAGGCAGCAAATCTTAGATAACAGGGGTAGAATCAAATCAAATCGGGGTGGTTGGCAGAGTAATGATCTTTTTTCTAAACTTCTTGATGAATATGTTTTAGATCAAGTCAACAAAGTATCAACTACATGGGGATTTAAAAATAAACTTAAAATTTATAATTTTTGGTTTAATATTAATAAATCTGGTGACTATAATATATCACATTTTCATGCAAACTCTCTTTTGTCTGGAGTTTTGTATTTGAAATGCCCAGAAGGAAGTGGGAATATTTTTTTTGAAAATCCAATATTTCCGCTTTTGGAAAGTTATACTGAAACTCTAGAAAAACTTGAAAAAAATCCATTTAATTCATATCATTTTTCTTATACTCCTAAAAAATCTTCATTATTAATTTTTCCATCTTGGATTAGACATCATGTTGATCCTGGAACATTTGGTGGTGAAAGAATTTCTATTTCTTTTAATGCTTTTATATAAAAACTATGAAACCCAACTTTCATAAAGTATTGGAAATGGCACTGGAAGAAGGTGTCCGTTATGGATACAACCGTGCCCATAAACACGTAGAGAATCCACATCAGGATGCTGTGGTTGATTGTGTAGTTGAGAGTGCAATGAACTCTTTGTATGAATGGTTTGACTTTGAGGACAATAATGAATCTGATTAACTTTAAACACCGCAAATTTTTGATTAAGTATAATCATCGTGAAGATTTTGGACACGAATGGTACGTTCAAATCTTAAACATCAAGCGTTGGAGTTTGCTTCAACTCTCAGTAAGTTGGAACGACTATCCTTCTTGGCCTTATCTACAAATCAAGTCTGGAAGTGGAAGCACCTTGAGTATTCTCTTCTGGGCATATAAGTTTGGATTTGATGTTGATTTTATGGGTCGAACTTGGAACTGGAATCATTTGGAGGAACTAGATGAAGACGAAACTGAACTGGTTTGAGTATTATTTCGGACATTGTTTCCAGACTGGTTGGAGAGAAATGTGGAACAACTTCAAAATGTGGAGAGACCTCATCAGTGGAAACTATGCTGATTATGCTCTGCTGAAAAACGACGATCCATATGAAGAATGTTACCAGTGGTTTTGGACTTCTATTAATCTTGATGAAACATATCCCAAAGAGTTTCTAGAATATCTGATGGAAATGTGTGATAGAATAGATCGTGGTGAAGAAAAGGTCTATCCACTTGATGAAGATTTCTTTGATAGGATTAAAGAACTTACTGATGATATAGAGTTGAATGATGAAGAATCTACCTGATAAGAAAACACTGGATATTATGTGGACAGTTGCCACATCGACCAGTATTGAGACTGGCACAAGACCCCACTACGGGTTTGCTCAGATGCTGTATGATTACCTCATAGACAAAAAACCCCTTGTTGAACTGCGTTATGAACCTCAAAGAAAAGAAAGCACTACTCAAGAAACTTGAGACTGCTGCTAATACCTGTTTTGATTGTGGAAAGAAGTATGGAGTGTATTCTGTAGGGTGCTCCTCCGTTTATGAGTCTAAGTGTGGTGTGTGTGGAGAAATCAAACCTATCACCGAAACCCGTGACTTTGCTTACTTTATTACTGGTATTCGCAAACTGAAACTGGA